GTGTCCGCCGCCCGGCCGTGGAAACTTTCGACCCCCGGTGGGTAATATTGTTGCGCATCGAGGTTCATTGCGTCGTCACGTAACAATCGTGCGTCATCCCGCTCGATCCCGGTTCCACGGATGATCCGGGCTCGTCGGCCTGCCAGAGCGGCCGATGCCGCGTCCGTCCGCCGTGACCTGATGCCCGAACTGCTTGGCTGTCTCGATCAGGTCGTGCTCGCGGCAGACGTTCTCGGTGTTGCTGTCCTCGTCGCTGCCACCGTGCGCCAATGGCTTGATGTGGTTGACGACGACAGCGGGAGTCACACGGTCGAGCTCCAGGCACTTCTCGCAGAGGCCGTCTGTGCGGGCCAGCCGCCGCGCGCGCTGCTTCTGTCCTGCCCGGCCACGAAGGCGCTCAACCACGGCCACGCACCACGGCACGGGCAGCAGCAACGATCCGCTCTACCTCGTCGACCCGACGCTCTGCTTCACCGTGCGAACGCGCCGGCTCAGCGAAGTCGAAGGCGATAGCATGTAGGTCGGAGGCCAAGCGCTCAAGCTGGCGAGCCTGTACCTGCATCGGTGCCTCCGCTCAGTTGATGCGGTTACATGGCGCATCTCCGAACCCAGAAACGAGAAGCGCCCGCGAGCCGGTGGCTGCGGGCGCAATTCGATGTGTGGTGATATTTCTATTTTTAGTGTCCCGATGTCAAGCGGCGTTCAACCTCTCCACGACATCCCCATCAACCTCGCGATAGGCATGGGTGACACAGGTGGGCCAATGATCGATCGCGCGGATCAGAACGGCCTTCGCTCGAGCTGGACGGACATGGTAGCGAGCGGCCGCAACTGTGTAGCCGATGGCATCGCCGACGATCATGTCGAGTATCATCTGCCGCCTCAGAGGCGGCAACGTGTCCCGCCAATGAGTGTAGGCACGGTGAAGGCGAACTCGGCGCACGCTCTCCGCGACGCGGTTGCTTCGACCGCCGCCATTATCGACGCGCGCCTCGAGGCTGGCGACGATGACGGCCACGTCGGATTCGATGCTGCGATAGACATTGGCGATCTCGGCAGCCCATTCGCGCTGCTCTTTATCGATAGAACCGTTACGCTCCATCTGGTCCAAGCAGTCGACGTGCGTACGCTCGGCATGCTCGAGCGTCTCGGGCGTTCCCTGGATGCCGCGCCATTTCTCAGCCAGTGAGGATTCCCGTATCGCTGCGGTGCGCAGCCGAGCCTTCTCCGCCTTCCACTCCACGCGAGACATGCCGGCCGGTTTCTTGGGCAGGGCCACGGGTTCGGGCTTGCGGCCGAGCACGAGGGTATTGACCCGATCACGCTCACGCTTCTGGACGGCCGCCAGCCTAGCCTTACGAGCTTCGAAGCAGGCGACACCATCCGGGTCAGCTTCGTAGCGTGCGGCCAGATCAGCGCGCGCTTTCGCAATCCGTTCGGCCCTCGTCATTTCCTTCGCCATGCTCACCCCCGATACGCTCTCTCTATGTACTGTCTTCGTTCGCTGGTTTCTATGCGGCTTCGGCACGCGGTACGGATTCCGCTTCGTCGATCTGGGCTTGGGTCAGCGCACCGCATCCAAGGCCGATTGCGCGCATCTCAGGAGACATGCGCCGGATGTCATCGAGCGTCAGCTCGTCAGGTGGCGATGGCAGCTGGTTGCTCCGATCGCCCGCGCGCCGGATCTCGTCCTGAAGGTCACGAAGCCGAGCAAGCGCAAGGCGGCGAGCAGCCATCATGTTTTCGGCGATGCCGCGCACCTGTCCATGAACCTCGTTCAGGAACGTCATAGGCTTGTGCATCGCCTTCTGCGCCGCGGCCTGGACGATGTCGGCGGGCAGGTCGGATAGTGACACGAGCAGTGCATTAAGCCAGTTTGTGCGCGCATCTGGGGCCAGGCCGGGCGCGATCATCATGCCGAAGGGCTTAAGCCAATCACGAACCACCTTCGCCTGTCCGACCCATTGGCCCGCCGCGTCTCGCTTCACGACCTCGACCTCGTTCAAGGGGCGAAGGCGCCACTGCGCGGCGTCGATCGCCGCGTCGACGTCTTCGCGCCGCGCCACGTCGGCGACTTCCGCAAGCGTCCATCTGCGGCCGTCGGCCATGGCGAGCAGATCATGCATCGAGCCAGCTGCCCTGCTGTCCGGCACGGTACTGAGGTCGGTTCCCACGCTCGTGTCTCCACTTTTCGGCGTTTGCGATCCATGTTCGGAAGGCCGCCTGCCAATCCTTGTAGGTTTTGCCCTCGGCGACCGCGCGGTCGCGGAACTGGGCAAGCTCTCGGTCAATCATGCCAGGCGGCCAACCATCGACGGTCTTCTGAGCTTCGGCGGTCAGGATCGGCAGGAAATCAACCGGGATCGAGATCGCGCGCGAAGGGGGGGATTTAATCTTCTTCCCTTTTTCCCCTTCTTGTTCTGTGTCTTGCCCCTGTCTCGCGACTGTCTTGGCGCGTGTCTCACCTCCTGCCTCGTCGCTGTCTCGATCTGCCTGAAATTGCGCGTAGTTACAGATGGTTACGACGGTAACGCCTGCCTCGGCGACTGTCTCAATCATTGTCTCGGATTTCAGGCGCTTCCAGAGCCGTTCGACCCATGCCTTATCGCGATCCATAGCCGCAGCCATATCGCGGGTGCTGATCGCCAACTGGCCGCGCTTGAGGGTAATCAGGCGCTCCTTGTAGCGCACACGCTTGTCCTGCCACTGGGCGCGGATCACCATCCACGCGAAGGCGAGCGCCTCCGCATCGTTGCGGAACGCTGTGTGGCCTAGCAGGCTGCGATATACGCGAACGTAGCCGACTGCGGTCACGCGGATGGCGACTCCGCAGCTGCGCGCACGAGATCGCGCTCGAACGCCTCATGGTTCTCTCGCCTCTGGCGCGCGCGATACTGCCGCTCTCGATCGCCCTGCGTCGCCCGTCGGGCAGCAAGCCGGCGTTCAATGTCGAGCCGCAGCGCTCGCGGAGGCGAGGCGTATATTGCCGCCTGCACGCGGCGCGAGCGCTGCGGACCGTACATGGTCAGGCCTCCGGCTTGCCGATGAGCACCGGCAGTTCGGTTTCTGCCTTCACGCGATGCACCGCTTCGGTGAACGCGTGGTCGAAGGTGCGATCAGTGCGCCAAAGCTCGTACCAAAAGACGATCTTGCCCTGCGTCTTGCGGTAGCGAAGCCTCGCCGCGATCCGATACAGCGGCCCGCTTCGGAAAACCGGGATGCCGATCATGAAGACCTTGGGGACGCGCAGCGGCGCTCCGGTAGCGTCGTTGTGCGTCGCCTCCCACTGGATCTGACCTTCGCCGGTGGCGAGATTGACGACTTCGCGCGCGACGCTGGACTCGTTGATCTGAAGACCGCGCGATAGCTCCATGAGCTTGGTGGGCGAGGCGATGATGTCGTCCCCGCCAAGCGCTTGGACCATGCTGTCGATGTCTTCGGATAGCTGATCTTCGCCGGGGATGAGCGCCAGGATGTCGGGCAGCCGCTCCTCGAGAAACGAAGCGAAGTCTGCCATCGACATCACTTCCTTGTTCGACTTCACCCACGCCTTCCATTCATCGGAAAGCGGGAAGGCGAAGGTCGACCGATGGCGGCCGAAGCGAGTAGGCGAGCCAGGCGGGCCGATATGGTGATAGTCGATCACCGCCGTCAGAGACGGCGCCGCTCGATCGTCATCGGCGAACACGATGCTGTCGCCATCCTTGAACCGGTTGACGTGGTCGATCAGACTGTCGAGCGAAAGCATGGTGGCCGTCCCGCGGCGGAAGCGCGGGAAGGGCTGATAATCGTCGAAGATGGACGCGGCGAACGGCGCGATGCCGTTACCTTGCCGCACGACGGGCGCCACGACGCCGGAGACCGGGTCGGTGACCATGATAACCTCCGCCTTCACGTAGCTTTCGACGAGGTCTCGGACTTGGTCGACGAGGCCGTCACCATCGACGGCAGTGGTTGCCTTTTCAGACATGTTCAGAGTTCCTTTCGAGTGGTTGCGAGTTGGTAGATCAGGCGTCGCGGTATCCGCCGCCCGGCACCTCACGGACGCCGAACAGATTGCCCTGGTGCGGATTGCTGGGGGTGAATCGACCATCCTCGGTCATCCACATGACGGACTTGGGCCGCTTGGCCTCGGGCACGTCGACCTTGAACTTCGACGCTATCGTGAAAATGCGGCCGTCGAGCGAGAAGCCGATCTGCAGGCTGAGCTTGCCGGTCGCCTTTCCACCGCTGTCGATCGCCGTTGCCGACATATCGAGGGACAGCTTGCGAAGCGCCTCGCTCAGTTCGGCGTCGAGCTGGCCGTCTTCCTGGAATCGGATGAAGTCGCTGAAGCTGTTGGCGGCAGGCGCAACCCGACCACTGTCCGCAGCGCGCGCCTCTTCCTTCTCCGCCGCAATGCGCGACGGAGGCCGTTCGGGATCAATCATTGGTCTGTCCTTCCATGGTGAACTTGACGGCCGCCACGCGGCCGTAGAGGCAGGCGATCATGGCCTGCTCGATCGTGGTGTCAGTCGCGTCGGCGCGGTGCTGGTAGTGGCGAAGCATGGCGCCGCGGAGTGCGTCGGAGCCCATGCGGGCTGAGGTGGCCGCCTTGAGCTCGGCATCCATCGACATTGGAATGTCGGACACCGGAGAGCGCGGTCGGCCGACGCCTTGGCCGTCCCGGGGCGCTACTGGCGTCCGTCGACGTAGCGCCGCGACGCGCTCCCGCTTCGTGCCGAGATAGTTCGCGATGTAGGAATCGCTCTTGATGTAGCGGCAGAGCTTGATGATCTCGCCGTCGACACCCGAGGGTGAGGCGCGCGCGACTTGGTTCGGACGAAGCCGGATCGAAAGACCGAGCCGCTTGGCGCGATTCTGCACCGAGCGCTCGGTGCGATGGCTCAGCAGCGCAACGATATCACCAGCGGACGCACCGTTGCGCACCGCCTGGCGGATGATGACATCTTCTTCGGGCTGCCATGGATTGGAGTCGAGGCGACCGGCGCGGCTCATGATCCGACCACGAATTTGTCGGTCTGGTTACCCCAGACATCCCAACCGTCTCGCCGGTCGCGTCCGAAGATCTCGGCATATGGGCCGGAATAGAGGTGCTCGACGTCGCGGTGCAGATCTTCCGGCTTCCGGCTATGCTCGCGCACGGGCGCTGCGATCAGGTTACGAACCGAGCGCGACAGCACCTTGGGCTTGCCGATCGTGCCGAGCAGGTAAAATTCGGCGGCCGACCGGAAGCAATAGCCCGTGCCGAAGGCCCATTTCTCGCCGGTGCTGGATTGCTTCGCCCAAGCGCCAGCCGACTTGAACGTGAAGCCCCACGCCTTCATCAGCGAGATCGCGTCGGGCAGCATCGGTGCGGTTGCCCACATGAACAGCGCACAATCGGGCGCCGCAAGGTGAGAGACCGGCAGCTTTGCGATGTCCGCCGTGTCCATGCACTCGTAGTGCGCGACCGGGTTTTTTTCCTCGCCCGCTGCCGAATAATTGCGGAAGTACCAAGGCGGATCCGCGAGGATCGCGCCATAGCCGAACATCCGTAGGTCGCCGAACGGCCATGCGGGAGGCAAAGCAATATCGTCCGCAGAACCGGCATCAACCGGCGCCGCGCTGGCGGTCATGTCCATCGTTTACTCCTCGGGCGGGTCAGCCCGTCAGGTTGATCCTCGGGTTCACTTGCGGGCCTCTTCGACAATCCGCTCGAAGCGGGCCCGAAGGTTGACCAGGTGCAGAATGGCCTCGTCACAGACGCCGATCAGGTCGCCGTCGGCGATCTCTGGGGCGGTGACGGAGTTGTCGGCAGCGGCGACGCACAGGCGCTCGGAGAGCTTGCCGTGGTCGGCCGCCAGCTGACCGATTTGCTGAAACCAGCCGCGATCGAGCGCCTCCGGCTCAGGCAACTCGACGAACGCCCCGCCGGCCAGTGTCGCCAACCGGCGCGTGATGATCGGCCAGCCCGCAGTATCGTGCGTCACCGCCTCGAGGTCGGCCACGACGTCGATCGGCATGAAGCTGTCGGCGTTCAGGCTCTGATAATCGCCCATCGCTGTCTTGCCGGTGCGACTGTAGGAGGCGGATGCCTCGACGCCGCCCGCCGCGCGGATCAGTGCCTTGGTGTCGCGCTTGAGAACCTGCTTGTCGGCGGGAGCGGAAATTCTCCGAGCCTTTCCAGATGCGCGCATTTCGCTCATGCGGCATTCCGATCGGCGCCATGAGACGAACGATCAGCCAGCCCGCAATCAGTGCGCACGCAGACGCGAGCATTCGCGCTGCCAGACACCGTGCCGCACTCGCCACAACAGGCGACGAAGCAGGTGCGCTCCCGCGCGGGACGAGTGGGGATCAATGCCAGCGGAACGCGGCCGGGGCAGATGACGCCGATCATCGCGCAAGCCCTCCGCCGGGCGCCTTTGTGGGGCACCCGGCCTCGGCTACAGTCGTGCTGCAACACCCGACTGGAGATGAAGATGGCGTTCGAAGACTGGAAGAAGCGGCCGAATGGAGACATCGCGCTCCATCCCTTGTTGGGCTGGGACACCGCGTTGTTTCCGATGAACGGAGTTCTCCGGATTCACTATGCCGCGACCGACGAGGATCTGCAGAGAATGTTCGCGACACTTCTGCCGATCGGAATGACCGCCGCTCAAGCACGCGAATTGTCGCAGGTGCTGCTGCGAATGGCCGACAGAATCGACAATCAGCCGAAGGGAACGGCGCAGTAGGCATCTATGCGGCCTCCGCGCGGGCATATGCATCCATGAAGGCGATGACCTTGTTCGCGTTCTTAAGCGAAAGCGACCGGCCATCCCTGAGACGCGTCACCAAGGATGCCTCGCCCATCACCTCCCGACCAAAGCGCGTATGCGCCATGTCGTGCTTCGTGAGGAAGGCCTCGACCCGGGCGAGTAAATCGTTATCGCTGAGCATCTGCATAGCTCAGCCTTATTTCACTAATAAGTGACACATGCAAGAGGCGATGTCACAAACTCGTGAATACCACTTTTTGCGAGGGCCATGCGATACGTTCGGCATGGTTAGCGAGGCTCCACTCTACCGGCTGCTGATGTCGATCAAGCCTGACGGTCTAACGGAAAATGCGTGGTTGAAGCGCGCGGACGTGAGCCGCAACTTCTTTCAGGCCGTCAAGGCTGGAAGTCGGCCAAGATCGGACACCCTAGAAAAGGTCGTGATGGCGGCGGGCTATACACCGGCTCAATTCTACGACCTCGAGGGCGGAAAAAAACGCCCGCCGGAGGACGATGGAAGCGTAAAAAGTGGGCTCCCGTTCCACCGTCGTGACGAGCCTCAGGACGTGCCTGTGATGGGCACTGCCCAAGCAAGCGACATGGAGATTGAGACTGACGGAAAAGTGCGCTTTATTGAGCGCATGGACCTAAACATGAGCGAGCCGGTAGAATACGTACGCCGGACCGGCGGGCTGGCGAATATGCCACGCGTCTACGCGATTAAGGTCGTTGGAGATTCCATGTCAGACCGGTACGAGGACGGCGATCCGGCGTATGTTGATCCATCGCAGCGGCCGAGCAACGGCGACTATGTCGTTGTCCAACTTGTGAAGCACGATGAGGATGGCGAGGGCCATCTCCACATCGCCCTATTGAAGCAGTTGGTTCGGAAAACCACGACATACGTCGAGTTGTATCAGAAGAAACCAGAGAGCACCTTCACCATCCCGCTCAAAGAGGTTCATGCGATTCATCGGGTTGTGCCGTGGAAGGATATCGTCTTTTTCTAACGCTCGCAGCGTGTCCTAAAAAAGTGACAAACGCCCATTGACTGTCACTAGAAAATGACAGATACCGTCTCCATCAGGCCATAGCGGCCGATGGAGCATTACCCGTGCAGACCACCGAGCAGGAACAGGGGCCGACCGTCCAATGGGATGAGGCCGGAACGTGGGTTTCGGACGCCAACGGCAACCGCTGTTCGGTGTCGTATTTCGGATCGAAGGCCGCCGCCGAGAAGGCGCTGCTGAGCCTCGAAAACTGTAAGAATTGCACCAACTGCTCGGGCTGCTCGCGCTGCTCGGGCTGCTCGCGCTGCTCGGGCTGCTCGGGCTGCTCGCGCTGCTCGGGCTGCTCGGGCTGCTCGCGCTGCTCGGGCTGCTCGGGCTGCTCGCGCTGCTCGGACTGCTCGGGCTGCTCGGGCTGCTCGGGCTGCTCGGGCTGCTCGCGCTGCTCGGGCTGCTCGCGCTGCTCGGGCTGCTCGGGCTGCTCCAATGTCGCCTACCTCTACGACAGGGAGAATGTGGTCGCTCAGGCCGTGTCGACGACTGGCTCTGCTTCGGCGCCGGCTTTTCGCATGCCATCCACGCCGTCGATCCCAGACATCCATAAGCAGGTCTACGAGGCTGCATCGCAGCCGCACGCCCTAAACATGGAAAGCTGGCACTGCGGCACCACGCACTGCCGGGCGGGCTGGGTCGTCACGCTGGCCGGCGACGAAGGCAAGGCGCTCGAGGAGTTCTTCAACACCGAGCTCGCCGCGATGAAGATCTATGCCGCCAGCGGCTACGACATCAACCCGTCGCGCTTCTACGATGGCAACGAAGCGGCGCTCGCTGACATGCGCGCGCTGGCGGAGGCTGGACAATGATTCACTCGGTCATCCCGCGTGCGTACTTCGTCGGCGATGAGCCGGCGCAGGCAGCCGTCAAAGAACTGGCGAACCCGGTAGCCCGGTACGCGGAGATGACCCGCAGGCTGGCAACGGCACGCTTTGAGAAGCCGGCAGGTAAGGCGGCGCTCTATCGCGACGCCGTTGAACTGCGCGGCCTGATCCTTGCTCGCGCGACGTCCGCCGGCATCGTCGACCATGAGCTCGATATCTTCTGGGAGGCGGCCACGGTCGCCGCATCGGAGAAGTATCGCCGCAAGGTCGAGATCTACCCGCTGCCCAGCCGGGCCGAGATTGGCGATGCGGTCGCCGACGCGCGGCGCGCTCGGGCCTTCGCCTGGGCTCGCCGCTGATGCGCGCGCTCTCCTACATCGCCGCCAGCGCTGTGCTGATCGTCCTGGCGTTCCTGTCCTATCGGGCTGGCAGCACCTGGGGCGCCTTCACCTTCGGATCGCTGCTCTTCCTGCTGTTTTTCGGCGAGGACATTGTCCACGGCCCGGCCGTCGCGCCGCCTGCGCCCGACGCGCTCGATCCGTGGCGCCCGTTTCCCCCAAGCCTCGGCGACCCTTTGCCCCTCCCGGTCGCTCCTAACCCTGTCGGCGCCTTCGAGGCGGGCGCCGACGCAACCTTGGCGGAGCGCTGAGCAATGAAGATTGTCACCGTCCGCTATCGCCGCCTCCAGTCGCATGATCGGGGCTATGGGCATGATGCCGTCGAGGCAGAAGCTGAGGTTGGTCAGTACGAGACACCGGAAGAGGCGCTGAAGGCCCTACGTGGGTGGGTCAATTCGCACTTGTCCGGCGTGCGCCTTGAAGACTCAGTCGTCGAAAAGATCGATGACCTCGACGGTCGCCTCCGCACGCGGGAGCGCTCGCTCGAGCGCATGAACGAAGAGATCGAAGGCGCGAAGAAGGCCCTCCGTATCTCGGAGAAGCTTCGCGCCCTTGCCCAAGCGGCTGGGATTGGCAGTGACGAGCTGAACGTTCTGTTCGGCGACGACGACATCCCCTTCTGATGCTCGCGCGCCCCGACACCCGCCCGCGGCACAAGAATGCCGGACGTCCTGCCGAGAAGTCGGCGCCGGGCTTCCTGCAATGGCTGCGCGGGCGCCCCTGCTACATCGCGAACCGTCGCTTCCACGTCTGTGACGGGAAGGTGCGAGCCTGTCACGTCGATCACGCGGGCGGGAAGGGCATGGGGACGAAGGTCGCCGACAAGTGGTGCATCCCCATGTGCGATCGCGGGCACAGCGAGCAGCACAGCATCGGCTGGCGATCCTTCGAGGCGAAGTACGGATTCGTCGGGCCGCTGATCGCAGCGATCTACTGGCAGGAATGGCCGAGCCGCTTCGCGTGGGAACGGAAGCAGGAGGGCGGGCAGTGACGGCCGTCCCGAACTTCGTGACTGACGATATGGAGCAGCAGCTTCGGGAGTGCGTCCAGATCACGCCGAGCGCCATTAACCCTTGGTATGGCGGCTGGCAGCCGGGCGCGACCTATACCGATCAGCAGCTGCGCGAGCTCGCGCGCCTGGGCCTTGATCCGCAGACGGTCGACAAGCTCGACGTCCATGTAAAGGTGACCGCCCGGGAGATGTGGTGGCCTACCACGGTCTCGACGCCGGTCCGCCGCGTCCCGTGCCCCGTGGTCGGTCACCGCGCCGATCGCCTGCGCGTGATCGCGCCGCAGGGCGCCGCCAAACTTGTCTATGCGACCGGTGAACTGACCCGGCCGCGCGCTCGAAGGGCAGGAGGCTTCCTTGGTCGCTGACCCTAAACTTCATATCCTTCAACACTCGCTCGGGTTGGACGAATACGGACGCGGCTCAATGTACCGCAACCACTTCGTCACTGGCGAAGGGTCAATCGATCACCCCTATTGCATGGCGCTCGTCGCCGACGGCCTGATGGGAAGGCGCGAAGGGTCGCAGCTCACTGGCGGTGACGACCTTTTCCATGTCACCGACGCTGGTAAGACGTTCGTTCAGGAGCACAGTCCGGCGCCGCCGAAGCTGACGCGTTCGCAGCAGCGCTACCGTCACTATCTCGATTCGGACAGCAGCTTGAGCTTCATCGAATGGGCGCGGGCCAATGGCTGAGCAGTCAATGACCGCCCTCGAGGTCCGCGACAAGGCCGTGCAGTTGATCAGTGATCATGCGCAGCGGTTGGGGCTAGACCCGTTCGCCTCTGCAACCCTGTTGCGTGCAATCCGCAGCATACCCGTGGACGGTGCGCAGGAATCCTGCGGAAAGGTCGCAGATGGGCGCCGCTGAGAAGCTCGACGCGCCGCTGCCGTTCTGGCCGGAGGGCATGAGCCGCGCCATGGCGCTCGCCTACACCGGCGTGTCAGAGGTGCAGATGCGCGCCTGGGAAAAGGCGCGGAAGGTGACCTTCCGCCCGCGCGGGCCGAATGGTGCGATGATCGCGCTGCGCGCCGATCTCGCCACCGCGCTCGCCGAGCTGCTGTCCCCGTCCGCCGCCAGCGAGGATCTCGACTTTGGCGATGACTAGGCTCCCCTCCTATGTGCAGATCCAGAAACTCGCGGGCGGGAAGCGCGCGTTCTACTGGGTTCGGCCGCAATGGGCGAAGCCGCCGGCTCTGCGCCACGGCAAGCTGTGCCCGGTCGAATCTCGCGCGCTCGGTTCGGACGAGGTCGAAGCGAGAGCAAAGGCGGCCGCTCAGAACGAAGCATTTGACGCTTGGCGCCGCGGGGAAGAGGCTGCGGCAACGGTCGGCACGATCGCGTGGCTCTTCAACTGGTACCGCGAGAGCGCCCGCTACCGCGACCTGCGACACATCACCCGCAAGGGCTACCGTGTTGCCATGGACATGGTCGAGGCGATCGAGATGAAGAACGGCGTCTTCGGGACGCGCCAGGCGAAGGTCATCGACGCCGCCGCCGCCGACAAGCTCTACACCAAGGCCAAGGCCAAGCATGGCGAGCGCCAGGGCGGCTATATGATGCAGGTCTGCAAGCTCGTCTGGAATCAGGCGATGCGTCCCGGCAACAGCAAGGCCACCGGCGTGAAGGAGAACCCGTTCCTCGGGATGGGCATCAAGAGCAGCAGTGGGCCGGGCAGGGGGAACCGTGCGGCCACGCGGGCGGAATATGACCTCTACCGGGCAGCAGCGCGTGAGATGGGCCGCCAGAGCTTCGCCACGGCCGCCGCGCTGTGCTTCGAGGGCTGTCAGCGCGTCTACGACGCCTTCGGCTTCGAGGACCCCGACAAGAAGGTGAAACGCGGCGTGCTGTGGGCCGACTATCGACCGGGCGAGCGAATCGGACTGATCCAGTCGAAGACCGGCAACGTCGTCGACCTGCCGCTGGTCGACAAAGCCGCCGGCGAGACGATCGCGCTCTATCCGGAGCTCGAGGAGGAGCTGGCGCGCATGGAGCGCCGCTCCGACGGCGGGCTGATCGTCCGCGACGAGCGCACCGGCGAGCCCTACACGACCAGCTATATGGCGACGCTGCATCGGCGCATCCGCACGAAGGCGGGCCTGCCGAGCGATTTGCGGTTCACCAGCTTCCGCCATGGCGGGCTGACCGAGATCGGCGACAGCGGCGAGGACGATGTCCGGCCGATCAGCGGGCATAGCACGCTCGAGGTCACCCGGATCTACAACAAGGCCAACCAGGTGAAGGCCAAGCGCATTGCCGCGCGACGGCGCGAACACATCGCGATCGTCACTGCCGGCGCGGAAGGGAGCGACGATGCAGACGCGTAGAACAGTCCGTGAATGTCATAATGGATGTCAGAACGGCTGTCATAATGCCCAACGGGCAAAGCTCCGCCCTCAACCAAAAACGCTAGGGTTTTCGGGAGGTTGGAATGGCTCCCCGGGCCTGATTCGAACAGGCGACCATTCGATTAACAGTCGTCTTGTTTCTCAATGTTTTCAACGTCCGTTCATACATTTTCCTCCTCTGTTCACCCACGGTATTCCGGCTCGCAATCGACCTTGTCATAATGACCGGGCCGGTTCCGTGTCCACGATCTGTTCTACCGCTTTCGCGGCCACAGGTCGAGCATCTCTCCGCCGCTCCACCCCTAGCGGCATCGCCCTGATCACGATCGGGCTGCTCGGTATGGCGGGGGCGTTTTGATGACCGCCCTCCTCTTCGTCGGGTCGCTCGGCGTGATGGGGGTGCTGTAGCATGGGCGGAGCTATCGCACTTCCGCGCACCGTCGTTGATTTGGTTGAAGAGTATCAGACCAAGGATGCGGCGATCGAGGATGCCATCAAGGCATTTGATCGGGCATTCGATGCGCTCGGCATGGCGGCGACTGTCCAAGGGACATTCATCGATTCAGTCGGCAAGCAATCGTATTTGCACGCCAGTTCTCTGCGGAAAAACCTGCTCGCGTCAGGCTGGAAGGCCATCTACAACCGCCTCCAGATCGATCGCATTGCCAGCGCCAAGGATAAGCAACTTTTTGAGCGGACGATTGCCGCCCCGCCGCCGCTTACTGTCGATAACGCACGCGCCACCTTCGGCGATTATTTCGAGCGGCCGCGCTTCCACATCCTGCGCGGCTTGGCAGAGGCGTTCGCTGACCTGGACCCGGCCTACAAGTCGCATTCGAAGGTTCGCATCGGCGTAAAGGGTCTGCCTAAGCGGGTGATCCTGAGTAGCTGGAACGAGTATGGCAGCGGCTACGGCGCCGATCGCTTCAAGAACATCGTGAATGCCCTCGCAGCTTACCAAGGACGGCCGCAGATTGAATGGGTCGAGATCGCGGAGATTAATGCGACACACCGGGCCGGCCAAGATGCCATCTTGGATGGGAAGACGCTCACGTGGGATGTGAAGGGCTCCGACCCGATACAGCGGATCGGCATAGAGCGTGGTATCACCGTGCGGCGGTTCGGCAACGGCAACGCCCATGTGTTCTTCGACAAGTGGACGTTGCTCGACATCAACCGTGCGCTTGCCGAGTTCTATGGCGAGGTGTTGCCGGATGCGCCAGAGGGCGGCGCAGCGAAGCGTCCCGGCACGGACATTGCTAAAGATCTTCAGTTTTACTGGTCGCCGCCGAGTGTGGTCGAAGAGGCCCTAGAATTTGCCGGCATCCATGAGCAGACCGAGTATACCCGGAGCCGTGGGATCGATGCCTATCGCGTGCTGGAGCCGTCGTGCGGCGATGGTCGCATCTTGGACGCGATCCGTAAGCGCGGGCATCGAGCTCTAGGCTTTGAGTTCGATGGAGGCCGCGCTGCCGAGAGCCGCGCCAAAGGCCATTCGGTCGTGACGGCCAATTTTCTGGAGCAGGCGCCGACGCCCGAGTTTGACAAAGTGGTGATGAACCCGCCGTTCTATGGCCGCCATTACGTCAAGCACGTCGAGCACGCGCTTCGGTTCCTCAAGCCCGGCGGCACGCTGGTCAGCATCCTGCCGGCGACCGCGCATTACGATCACGGTGAGCTGACCGGAGAATGGCGGGATTTGCCCGTGGCGAGCTTCGCTGACGCCGGGACCAACGTGCCCACGGGCATGATCCGCATGAGGATCGCCGCATGACCCGAGCTGAGAGCGTTGCTCGCGAAAGCGACGGAGGGGCCTTGGGCGCTGAACGGGTCGCAGCCCGACACAGACGTTCGTGTGGAGACAGACGCGCCAGGATATCACAACGACGGTTGGTGCCTTGTGTACGAACTGCGCGGACCCGACGCTTGGGCCAACGCCGCCCTGATCGTCGCTCTCCGCAACAACGCTTCGGCGCTGCTGGACCGGATCGCCGAACTGGAGGGGGTGCTAGCTGGCGTGCTGCCGTTCACAGAGGCGGAAAGACTTGCAGAGGCGTCCGCGGTTCGCTGCGGCGCTATCAGGAATCCGATCGCAAAGGCCGTGACGCGCGCTGCCAACGTTCTTTCCACCGCGATAAACGGGAAGGCTGAGTGATGGAGCGTGGGATACGTGAAATGCATGGAGTCGGCGATATGCGGGTTCGCGTCATCGAGGAGACCAACCATATCAAATTGAGTGCATCCAGCGAGCGATTGACGCCTCAAGAGGCACGCTACGTTGCGTCGAAGCTCAATCGGCTCGCGAAACGCATCGAAGCCCGCGCCAAGGAAGCCATCTCCCAATCCCCCACGAAGGGAGACGCGTCGTGAGCGCGCCCAAGCGCACCGCCAACCATCCGGGCTGGATCGATCAGCGCGCATTGGAGATCGCTCAGGGCATAGCGGCAGAGCAAGGCATCACCGACGTCCAGCAGATTGCACGCATTCAGATCGGCGCGATCGAGGGGATCAAGTCACAACCTGCATCTCTCGCCGACACCCGCGCGGATGCTTGGCAGGATATTGCGACGGCACCCTATTGCACGCCCGTGCGCACCCGAGCAGGTCACATGACCTTCGAAGCGGCACTATGGCCCGACGTCAGCGAGAACGACGAAGGACAGTCCTGCGATCAGTGGCAGGCTGTCCACGAAGGCGAACATCCGCCGTGCTGGTCTGATGGTGCCTGCTGGTCGAGCAACGTGGATGAGGTCATGAGCCTCCAGCCCGATGCGTGGATGCCCCTGGCCCCTTCCGATCGGGGAGACGCGTCGTGAGCGATCTGGAGAAGCTGGCGGCGGCTTGGAACAGCGTGCCGACCCTGCCACCGATCGAGTTCAGCGAAGACGAGGCGGCGAGTCTCATCGGGGCGGTCGTGTCTGCGACACTGAAAGAGGCGGCGCAGGCCTGCATTGATCAGCAGGAGGTTTTCCTGTCGCCGCTATATGCGACTGGCCAGCCGATGAGTTCATTCCACGAGCGCTTTGCCTGTGGCCGGTGCGCAGGGGAAATTCTCGCCCTGACCCCATCCTCGCGTCGGGAAGGGCTGTGATGGGCATCCGCAGCATCCTTTTCCGCCTCGCGACTTGGCGCGATCCTCGAAACGCCATCACGGATTACGACGATCTTAGGGTTGCCGACATGCGAGCAAACCCCAGCATCGAAAACGAACTTCGGATGAAGAGGGCGGTCGCTGCCTATCGCTACATTCGCCAGCTTCAAGGAATTGAGCCATGAAGGCGCAAACCCTCATCTTGCCCATGAAGGCAGTCTACTTCGACCAGATTGCGGCTGGCACGAAGCTGGAGGAATATCGGCTTGTCACGACGTTCTGGACGAAACGCCTAGAGGGTCGATCGTACCGCAACGTCGTGCTGACACGCGGCTACCCGAAGGCTGGCGGCGTCGAAGGCGAAACCCGCCTGACCCGGCCGTGGCGTGGGTTCCAGCGCAAGACAATCACTCATCCGCACTTCGGGCTCGATCCTGTCGAAGTGTTTGCCATCGGAGTAGAGCCATGACCAACGAAACTCCGCCGCAGATGGCGCCAACAACCGGCCCTGAATATTGGCGCAAGCAGCATCACCGGTTGCCGTCCGTCCTGCGCGAGCATGTGACCGGGGTTCTCGTATGCGAGGCCGAGCCGCATGTGATTGCCGACGCCGTCTCGGCTGTCGAAGAGGCAGCGAACCTCATTGAGACCCTCCTCGCTCCGCCGCAGATGGCGGTGACTGTCGAGCCGAAACCGGCGAAGACCTCTCATGTGGGCGCTCCTGCAATATTCCTGTTGGAGCGCGAGTGTCGCACGCTCAACGAGGCGTTCGGCGGCCACGGCTGCTATCTCGTCGGATCGGCGTTGGAGCGCCCCGATTGGCGCGATGTCGATATCCGCTTCATTATGGATGATGACGAGTTTGCGGCGTTGTTTCCCGATGCCGACCAGCATTGGGAGTTCGACGCTCGTTGGCTGATCATGACGACCAGCATTTCGGCGCACCTGTCGCGCGCCTCCGGCCTGCCCGTCGACTTCCAGTTTCAGCCCCGCACTCACGCAAACGAGCGCCACAAGGGACCTCGAAATGCGATGGGTATGAATTTCGCGAAGGAAGATTCGGCGTGACCAAATCCCCGAGTATCGAGCAGCAATTCGAGCGCATCAAATCGGTCGAGACGGCGCTCGCGAACGGCGCCCACTATGCGGACGATGACGAATGCCATCCTTGCTATCCGACGCTTGTAGCCGCTCGGCAGATCATCGAGAAGGCTTGGAACGACCGCCTACAGGCCCTCGCCGAACCCGCCACGGGGGGAGATTTGAGAGAGGCGATCGACCCGGAGGCCGAATATATGGCGTTCAAGATTTGGGCGGCCGGATGGTTTCCTGATCGAGAAATATTGCCGGTCACATCGCACCTGTTCGATGCGTGGATGGGGAGTGCCCGCCACCGGCAGCACGCCCTCTCCACCGCCCCAAGCAATCCGCCCGCTCCGTCCGATGGGGTGCGGGAGCGCATCCATGCCGGTTTGCGAGCATGGATCGGGAACACGCCGGACATCGACCTGTCCCCGCGCATGATCAGCGATGCTGCCGATTATATTCTGGGACAGCCCTATGGCACCAATCCAGCCGGCGAGGGTGGGGTGCGCGCGGAGACGCCTATCTACGGATGGGTAACGCATGGCGGCATCGTCTATTCCGGCGAGGGCTATCCGGTGCCGTGGCGCAAGTTCCATATAGACCGCCATAGCTGCGCGTCGCTGTTACTGGCTTGCGATCCGCCAGAATCTGCCCTGTCCGCGAACGGCGGGGAGGCTGGGTGATGGACATCGAAACCATTATCGAGCGTGCCGGCTTGGAAATGCTCCGATTGGCAGAACAGGCGCTCATCAGCCCGACTGGCGAACGCCAGACTAGATGCCGACAAGAGGCTGCGGAATGGGCCACGATCCTTCTCGCCGCAAAGGCTCTCCCCACCTCTGGCAGTGGAGCGGGGAAGTGAAGCGCCGGGTCGTGGAGGCGACAATCCGCCAGCGGTCAACGGCGATCCGTCTCGATTGCGGACATGAGCGATCGATAGGCGGTCACCGATTCCCCAACGGCGATCGTGCTGACCTGCCGTCCACGCTGCTTGGGCGCGAATATGACTGTCAAGACGGCACATGCTGCGGGAGGGCGCCATGACCGACCCTGTGGCTATCGCGCGCTCGTTGAGCAAGGCGCAGCGGGAGATAATCCTGCGTGCCGTTGATGGCATGATCCAGAAATACATGGGTCGAAAGATAAACGGCGACATGCGCCGAGTTCCTCTCCCGACCATCCGGCGCCTTGAAAGGGCGGGATTGGTTTCCTCTTACCCGCCCAAGCTCACGCCTCTCGGCCTACAGGTCCGCGCCCTCCTGAGCGCCGCTGGTGGTGGGAGTGGGGCGGATGGGTAGAACGCGCCTTGCGTTCTGTTCTCATTTCGTTCTAGTTTCCTCGTCCGCCAAATGGCGAGTCGAAACATCAACGGAGATCCACCGTGCAGCAGCATCTGCGGCATGACGCCCAGCTGCGCGCCGACGTGCGCGCATATTACAACGACCAGAGACTGTTCTCCGACGTGCCGCCATTCGAACAGGCTGAGCGACTGAGAACGCCAACATATCTCGAAGCCGTCGCCGTCGCGCAACAGGACCGCTTGATCGACAGCGAGATGGAGGCCCGCCGACTGCAGATGGCTCTGATCTGATGCATGACCGGGCCGATCTACCGACGCTTGGACGAACTGAGCATGAAGGGCGGCGCGGTCATTGTCCGGTGCCGCCACTGCGGCCGGCGGGCAATGTTCAGGACGCACGAGCTCGCCTGCTACTGGCGGATAAAGGCGTGGAACGATGATTGGGCGGCACTGCCTCGCAGGTTTCGTTGCGCCCGCCCGCCCGGATGCGGCAAGCGTGGCCCGGAAGTTTGGTTCACGCCAGAGGTTGAGCCAATGATGCCGATCTTCACCGAACTTCCTTCGCCCGCGCCCGTCGGCGTGTCCCAGTCCGATTGGAACCGCGCTCGGTCTGAGATCGAGCGCAAGGCGCTGATCAGGAGAGCACGATGAAACCCGCCCTCAACGACAACCACTTCGCCCGAACGATGCTCGATCATCCCGCGCACGAACACCTGTGGTGGGAGGACGCGAAGGATCGCCTAGAATGGCGCCCGATCGCCGAGTATATGGAGGGCGAGCTCGCGCTTGGCGAAACTGTCATCCTTAGGGCCGGCGACGCGTGGGTCTATGGCGCATGGTCAGACGATGGCTGGGTCAAGGTGACTGAGGGCGCCAGTTGGCCGGGCGGCGGCTTCGAGCCGACAGAATGGGCAGAGCCAGCACTGGACGAGGCGATCATGCTCGGTCAGGAATAGCGGCCGGGAGGATCACGCCATCTGCAACCGCGCCCGATACCGTGGAGAGCCTGAGACGCTGCGCGAGCGATTCGGCGCGAAGTGGCTCGCACCGACACCGAACAGTTGGCCGATCGAGCTTGCGCCCCTCGCCAAGGGCCTCATCATTCGAGAGCAGGACGGCGAGCGCGTCATAGATGCGATGGGCTGGGATGTACTTGGCGGCCTCGGCAAGTTCCCGATGACCAACATTCGCCAGCTTGGCCTACCTCAGTGGCGGCGCCTTGCCGCAAAGCCCGAGAACCATTGTCTCGTCCCGCTCACCGAATTCTGCGAATGGACCCCGGAGAAGATCAATCTCGGCGACGGCAAGCCGCCCCTAAAGGGCGAGATGTGGTTCTCGGTGACGGACCAGCCCACCTTCGGCGTCGCGGGTTTCTGGCAGCAGACGAAGAACGGCCCCGGCTTTACGATGGTGACCTGCGATCCCAACGAACTGGTCGCCCCGATCCACCCGAAGGCGATGATCACGATCCTGCATGAAGCGGACTGGGATCGATGGTTGACCGGCTCATATGAGGATGCGGTCGCGTTGCAGCGGCCCTATCCGGCCGACAAGATGACCGTGCGCGGGCCGGTGTTTCCGACGCGGACGCCCAAGTCAGATGTCGATCTGACGCTTCTCTAGTTCGGCCGCGAGGGCATCGGTGCGTGAGGGTGCGTGGATACTTGTGCAAAAAATGGGGCTTTAGAGCGTGAAATTTGAATATCCACGCAGCTGTATATTCTGCGCGTCCACTGATCGGTTAACAAAGGAACACTTCTTCCCCCGGTGGATGAAGAAGCTCAATCTGGAAAACCGGCCAGCGCAACACTTTCTTGACCGCTTCCCCACCGGCGGGCCTGAGTTCATGGTGACCTCCAAGGGACGCCTGCATCGGTCAGGTAAGGCAATCGATCAGGGTCTGAAATCGGTATGCGAGGCGTGCAATAATGGTTGGATGGCAAGCCTTCAGAGCCGCGCGTCTGGCACACTGTCTAGCATTATCGATAACGGCGCTTGGGCCATGCCGCCGATGGAGCATCTCATTATTGCGAGATGGGCCGCCATGACATCTTGCGTGATAGAGACCGCCGATATGGCTACAGCCTTCGCGCTAGCTGAAGATCGTGCCGACATCATGCGCGGGGCCCTTCCACCTCGATGGACAGTGGGCATCGCTACAAGGGCGCTCGTTGATCGAAAAATGACTTTTCATCACAAAGCATTCGCTTTGCATGATCTGAATGGGCTGGACGTCGGCCAAAGCAAGAGTCACCTGACGCTGATTGTTATCGGACGAATCGCAATCATGAATCTTGGCCTCGGTGCCGCGTTCGACGATCTGCCGCTTGGCCGGAAATATCTCCGGCAAATGGGATTCCAGATTATCTCGCCGGAGATCGACGTGCCAACTCCGAGTATCACTGAGGCCAACATCGCTACCGCGCTGCATAGCGTCCTGCAAATCCGCCCGTGACTGGATGGTCAGCGCTCCCTGCGGACCAACGATTACCCGAGGGCGACACCCGGATTGCGATCATTTTCCGGCTTTCCATAACACACACCCCGCAGCCAGACGTGGCGGTGATCCCACTCGATCGGCTCGCCCGTCACGGGCTGCGGCATATCGCGCTGAGCCCATAGTTCGGTCGCAGGCCATCGCTCTCCAGCGACAGCCCACGGCCGGTTCACGAGGATGCGCATGAGATCAGCACCGGACTCCGGGTGTTCGGCCGGGCCAGCGCTGATCACATTGGCGGTCTGCATCAAGCAGCTGGGACGGCCGGCTCGAGCGGCGTGCTGGACGGCGAGGGGCCACCCCACTTCTGGAGCAGAGCTTCAACGGTCTCGCCCACGAGTTCAGCGATGGTGCCGACCAAGGGGTTCGTACTGAACGCCGCCGCGACCGCGACGATCGCGCTGTCGAAGTTCGGCAGAGTCGCGCGATAGGCGGCCTGGGCGACATCGAGCAGCACCGCGAACAGGATGTCGGCGTCCGTCTTGATGCCTTTGGCTTCGGCCGTCTCGACCAGCGCCTTGGCGATTGCGAAGATCTTGTCCGCGCCGCTCATGCCCGAGGTGTCGAGCGCGAGCTTGGCAGCCAGATCCTTGGCAGCGGCGCCGGCCCAATCGGCGACGTCCTGCTGGATCGTGTGCGTCAGGTTGGTGGCGTCCTTATTGGCGCCGGGGATGAAGATGCCGGCGATAATGCCGAGCACCTTGGCGATGTCTTTTCCGAGGCTCATGTCATTCTCCTTCAGGGTTGAGGGTCCGAAATTGGGGGAGAGGCCTTGGCCTGCTGCTCGACGATGCTGGCGTTGCGGTCGGCGAGTTCGCCGCCCTGCTTGGTCGCGGCGAAGGCCCACGACACCGCGCCGTTGATCCAGGCGGTGCCGACGATGAGGATGGCGAGGTTCTTAAAGAACTCGTCCTTGCGGAGATCCGGGACCGTCCAGATCATCAGCAGGATGATGAGGACCAGCGCGAAGCTGGCGATCATCACCCAGCCGCGTGCGTCCGGCCAGCCGGGCAGCTTCAATGTCATGGCAATCTCCTGTCAGCGATCGAGGATGAAGGCGTTCGGATCACGTCGGTGCGGCGCCATGATCTTCGGACACGCCTCGTAGGCGTGGTCTTTGCCGCCGCAGTAGGTGCAGCGCATGCGCGCCCTGGCAGACGATCCGCCCCATGTGTGAGGGCACAGCGCCTTCGTGTGGCGCTCCGAGCCACAGTAGGTGCACCTCATGCCGCGTTCGCCGGCAGCAAGCCCTCGGCGAGTAGCGCACGCACCTTGGCCGTCACCTCGCCGCGCGTGATGTCGCCATCATGGTTGAGATCGAGGCCGGCGTTCTGAAGATAGAGCTTCGGGTGATCGCCGCCCTTCTCGAACAGGATTGCGGTATCCGGCTTTCCGACGCCGGCCGGCCAGAGGATCGCGCAGTAGAGATCGCCGAGATTGTGGAGCTTCCCGCGCCAAGGGCGGAAATAGAGGTCGACATAGTCCAGCTGCGCGAGCGCGGTCATCGCGGCGAGCTTGTCCGTCGTGGTGTGCAGCTGACCGGCCGTCTGGGGCATGAACTGGATCAGCCCGACCGCGCCGCTGCCGGCGCCATTGCGCACCGACGGCGAAAAGGTGCGGCCGGTCTCCCATGCAATGCACGCCATGATCGAGGATGGATTGCAGCCGAGGCCGTCGGCGATAGCGCGCACGCGGTCACGGAAGGCGGGCGAGACTCTGCACCCCCATGCGAGTAGGGTCATGACGATCTCCGATGCGTGCGGTTAGGGTTGCTTGATGCCGAACAGGGTGCGGCCGGCCGCCTGGAAGCGCTCTTGGACCATCGCCATGAAAGCGCTTTTCCCGACCTCAAGAAGGGAAGAGGCGGCGCCGCCGAACACGATCCCCGTCGCGAAGGCCTTGCCGGGTCCGTAGCTCTGATCGACAATCACGGCGAAGGCGCCGATCATGCCTACAGCGGTAAAGCTAAGTTCCGCGAAAATGCGCGCCTTCGGCTTGAACAGCGGCACCCGGATAAGCGCGGCGGTCGATACGCCGATCAGGACGGGCGCAAGCCTGAAGTCGAGCCCGATGAAGGACACGCACCCGGTGCAGATGAGCCCAGCGGCGCGGGCGGTCAGCGGGCTCATCCCGCATGAGCGCCCATTTGCCCCTTCGCGTACGCCATGAGACACGCGATGAAGCCGACAATTACGGTGATGAGCGCGGCGCGGCCGAGGCGCGGCCAAACTGAAGCTGGCGCAAAGACGTGCGTGCGCCGCGCGTCGGGCGACGAAAGCTGTAGAAACAGGTGATAATAGATCATTGCGAGCAGCAGCATCCAGCTGCCCCCGAGCGGCAGCGCCAGATTGTCACCCACCCGGACGATATGAAGAAGCGTCGCCATCGTTTCGCCGGTGACCTCGCCATACAGAGCCATGTAAAGCAGCTGCGGAACGAGCCTGACCAAGCCGACCATAGGAATGATCGCGAAGATCAGGCGCAGCAGGAAGGCGAGGCTCGTCGGGTGATCGCGGAACCGGCACCGGTAGATGTCGCGCACCATCCAGCCGAATATCACGCTGTTGAGCATCGCCAGCCAGAGCAGCGAGAAGAACGACAACCCGTAGAGTCAGCCGTCATTATTGAAGCTGGCCGGATACGGCGACATCGTCGTGCTCCACGCCGCGATCTTGGCACTGACGGCGTGGGCGGAAGCGCTCATGCTGCCGCGTGATCGATAACGAACGTAATCGACCCCCCACCAGTAATATTGACGTACAGTTCGCGGGCCGCCGCTGGCAGTCCAGCCATCGGAACATCGACCACCTTATTGACGCCCGGCGTGCCCTGATAGACATCGCCGGCGCCATTGGTGAAGCCGATGTTGATCAAGCCAGCTGCAGTCCCGTCCGTCTTGAACTTGAAGCCGGTGACCTTGTCGCCAATGTCCTGGACCGCGCGTACAACCTGCCCGTTCGAGGCTGACCCGATCAATTGCCCCCTTTGCGCAGGCGAGACGATCTTGCCGCTGTAGGCGGCGCCGTGGGTGCTGTAGAGCGACAGATCGTGGCCATTGCCGGTGAGATCCCGAACATGGAACCCCCGGCTCTCGCCCGCATCTGCCATCGCGTAGATACATGTCGCATCGTCGGGATCGTAAGCAGAAAGGCTCTTGAACTCAGCGAGCGCCGACGGCGCGTCCTTGGCCGCATTGAACACACGAAGCCGGGCGACCCGCGTACTCAGATACAGTGGGATGATCGCAGGCGATCCCACGTCGACCGCGTGCGCCTCCGGCACGCCGACGCTCTTGCCGTTGATATAGCAGGACACCTGGCCGCTAGCCCGGACAAGCCGTAGCAGCTGCCAGCGGCCGACCGCGATCGACTTCTGAAAGCGCACCTGCGGGGCGCCGTCGGGCAGCACGTAGGCGTCGAAATAGTTGCCGCTGCCAAGAGCGCCCCACTCGGACGAGCGTGCCGCGTTCGCCAGAAAGGACATACGGGTTAGGCCCGCAGGCACATAGACCCATGCGCTGACAGTATAGTCACCAGTTCCGATCGCAGGGAGCGCCGTCGAGAATGGTGCCTCGCTGTGAAACGACAGGTTGTCGCTCGTGCCCTCGATCGCCGCCTTCATCAAAATAGATCGATCCGCGGGCCGGAGCGGATCATCATACCACGTCGCCTGCGGCAGCGCGGTCGGAACGGCCGGCGTCGGAACGCCGAGCGACAGATATGCCGCCCGCCAGCCGCGCGCGATCACCGCGTTGCCCGCGTCCTTCGGGTGGATATTGTCGCCGCGGAAATAGGTCGTGTCCGTGGTGTCGGGCAGCAGCTGCGCCACGTCACAATAGGCGTCGATCGCCTTGCTACGGCGGACGCCATCATTAACGGCATAGGTCACATCGAGGATCGCCGCAGAAAGACCCGAACTCGGATTGTCCTGCCGGAAGACGCAAGTGTCGGCGATGACCTGATAGCCATCGGCACGCGCCTGCGCGGTCAGGGCGAAGAGCGCGGTGAGATAGGCCTGCGCCGTGGTGCTGGTGCCGACGATGTTGACGAAGTCGTTCTCGCCCGTGTGGATAAACAGAATGCCGCGCCGACCTGTCGTATTGGGGGCGTGCGCAGCTGCGTGCAGGCTATACTGCCGCACCGCGTCGTTATTGGACGCTGCAATGCCGTAGAGCGTGCTATCGAGCAGCGAACCGGCGACCGCAAAATTATACGTCGTAGCCCGCGAGAGCGTCTGCTCGGCTTGCTGGAGATACGTCTCGATGTGCGTGGTGTTGCCCGCCTGGCTCAGCGCATTCGCGATCGAGTCTCCGATCACTACAATATCGACGCCCTGACCGTAGAACGACGGAGATTCCGGCGCAGCCGGCCCGATAGCGGCAATCGCCGATCCTGCTGGCTTCTGCCACACCCACGGAAAACCCCCGTTCGTTTCATCTGCGAAGATGATGAACTTGGTGCCGTCGGCGATGGTAGCCGCCACAGCAGCCGCGTGTGTGGTGAAACTTGCCGTTACCCCGGCCAACATGGCCACAGCTGCAGCGCTAAGCTGCGCCGCGCTGGCCCCTGCCGTAGCTAGCGCCGCATATCCTGGCGTTCCCGCGAGAAGCGCCGTGTACTGCTGCTCCGTGCCTTGGTACCCGGCCATCACCGCTTGATCGAACGCAGACGCACCCGGCGTTCCGTCCGTCCCATTCCGCCCGCGCAGACCACCGATGGTCCCGCTGGCAATTTGCGTAGCGCTCATGCGACAACTCCCGGCCCAAGGATGAAGCTGCCGACCCACAACTGGTCGCGAAGACCGTCCGCGTAGATCAGCATAATTTCGTAGGAGAAGGTCTGGTCATCGCCGGCCTCGGGCGTGTTGAGCCCCGGCATGGCCGCGAGCGATGCCTTCAAGATGGATGGATTGAGCGTGAGGCAGCGTTGATCCTTCAGAACGCCGTCGCTCGGATCGATCGCTTGTCCGACCAGTGCGTCAGCGAGCGCGACATTCTCATCGGAAGCCTCGGGCTCGCCGGCCGCGCCGGGATACAGGCGCACTTCCAGCTTTACCGTCGCGCCATCGAGCGGCAGCGGGTCGCCGAAATAGTTCGTGTTGAGGGTCGGCGCGAAATCCATGTTTCGCGCCGCCCGCAAGGTCTGCGAGATTGGCATTGTCAGCTCCGAGAATGCGGAGCGGCCCCCGGTAAGAGGGCCGCACCTAAGGCGACCCTATTCGCTGTGGACTATCGGCTGGCGGCCGCCGCCGCCGCCGACACCGCCACCACCACCGCCAGAGCTTCCGCTCGTCGGCACGGTGAAGAAGCCAACGTGGTGTCGGCCTGGATTCGCAGCCGACGCCCACGCATCGCTGTCGTTGTCGTAGAGGTCGTAAGTGACCGCTCCGCCGACGCGCGTCGGATCATCATAGGCGATCGACTTCGTCGTACCGGCCGCGAGGCCCGTGGCGATCGTCGCGCCGGTTACCGCGACGTCCGCGTGCCCGTCCGGATAGCGGCGGGTGTTGTCGGTGATCGTCAACGTCCCATCGGACGCCATGTCGATCACGTCGGTGCCGTTCTGGACCTCGACGATGTAGCTGTTGAACACCGCTTGCTGCAGGGCGTTTCCGGCTGAAAGCACACCGGCTGTCGCCGGCCCGAGGATTAGGCGGTCGCTCGTTATGCCGCGAACAACGTAGCGAATGCCGACATCATAGGTCGTGCTCGGCGTTACGGCCGTGATCACCTTCCGGGTGACGGTCGGATCGTCGATGCTGAGCGCTTCCCATCCTGCGTCGGGATCCTGTCCATCTACGTGCAAGCGAATGTCGAAAAGGACGGTAGCGGTGCTCGGATTGTCGACGACGCCGTCGACCTCGATCGCGGGGACGGACCCGCCACCCGAGGAGAGCGTCGTGCCGGTGATCGTCCACGAGGCCTCGTCCGGCATATCGACGGACGTGTCGTAGACGATGCTCGCCGTGGGCGGTGCGACACCGGTCGCCCCGAGCGCGAGCGCGTGCTTGCCATCCGTCTCTGAGACGATCGTGTAGGTCACCGTCCCGGTCTGCGCGTCGAGATCCCGGCCCGTGATCAGGCATTTGATCAGGAAGCCGTCCTCGGGATTGAAAATGACGCAATCGCCGATGCGATAGTTCAGCCACCATGGCCCGAGCGGGACGGTGCCGGGCCCCGCTTCTCGTGCATCGCACACGTCGTAGGTCGCAAGCTGCGTGGCCTGCGTGACGTCCTGAACAAGCGAGTATTGAACCTCCTTGGTCCGCTCGTCGCCGTCGAGCGCGACATAGTCCGCGATGATCACGCCGGCAGCCGTGACCATCTCCCAGTCGTGCTCTTCAGATCGATACATCGGGATGATGCCGTTTATCCGCGAGCGGCGCGGCTGCGTACCGGCGAAGCTGCAATCTCCAACGATGTCCGCGCCCGTGATCGTCGCCAGGCTGACCCGAGGGTAGCGGTTGATGCAGATGATCAGGCCGCCGACCAGCGACGGTGTGGCACCGCCGGCTTGCAGGATCGACTTCAGGCTCGACCAGGGGGCATCCGGGCGCGTGACGACTTGACCGCCAACCTTCCAGCCCCGCGCGTCGTCGAGGTTCGCGCCCTCTACGAAACTGGCAATGTCGATCTCTGCGACCTTGGCACCGATCCCGCAGGCGCGCTTGCCGTTCTGATAGCGGCCGAGCGCCCAGGTCAGGCCGTGAAGGTGCGGATTTTCCGAATAGACATAGGTGCTTTCGTCAAGCGCTCGGCATGGGCCTGACCCGCCTGGATAGGTGCTATCGAGCCTCGGATCGTAGACGAGCACACCCTGCACGATCCACGACATTTGCACTTCGGTCGTGAACGGGTTTTTGCCGGTCGAATGGTAGCGCATGGTGACCAGCGTCGCCGCCATGCCCGAGAGCTTGCTGTTGGCGGTCCAGCCGGGAAACGTGCCGCTGAAAACCGGCATCGCCACGGGTTCGGGGCAGTTACCCCTCTGCCACGTCTGCAAAATGTAATCGTGATAGGTCCCGATCGCCGATCCAACTTGAGAATCACCGACACCGTCAAAAGTGACCGTCGTCCGGTTGGCGAAGGTCGCTTCCAGCGCGTGGATAGGACCAGCGCCTGAGAGGATGGTGACGAAGTATTCGTACTCGTTCTTACCGCCCGAGCCGCGCTTGCCGACAATATTGCCGCTGACCAGCGTCCGGCCCATCACGTAGGGCACGCCGGCATAAGGATCGGCCTTCCACTTCGTCTGGGAGCCGCCGCCCGACGGCTGGGGAGCGATAGCGCTGAGCGCCGATACCGCGCCGAGCGCCACGATGCCGCCGAGGATGGCGGTAGCGGTGCCGGCCGACACGCCCAGGGCGCCGATCGTGCCCGCCGCGAGGTAGGAGAATGTGAGCCCCGCAGAGAAGCCCGACGCCACGCCAGCGGTAACGACGGCAAGGGTGACCGCCGCAACGACGATCGCGGCTGTCTTCAGGATCTTCATACGGGCACCCGCCAGGCCGTCACGGGGTTGAGCAGGCGGAAGTGCGTTCCGTGCGGCGCTTCCTCGACAAACCCGACGACCGCGCCGTTGCCGAGATAGACGGTCAGAGCGTCCATCGCTCCGACGCTCGGCCCGGCGATGATGTCGCCAAGAATAGCGCTGGCGGGTGCGATTCGTTCGAGACCTATCGCGTCCAGCTGCTCTGCCAAGGATTCGAAACCGAGCCGGCCGATCGCACGCTTCGCGCCGAGCGCCGTGCTGTAGGTGCCGAGCTTCTTGCGGACCTTCGCGATAGCCTTCTCGAGCTTCGGAAACTGCGCAAGGTGATCGAGCGCCATCTGCCCGCAATCACCACTGCCCCAGGCGAACGGCCGTTCCATATAGGCGTCGAGCGTCGCTTGCGCGCAGTCGCGCCTGACGATCAGATGATGATCCATCGTCAGGTCCTTTTGTATGTGATGTTGCCCATCGAGGGCAGGTCGGTGCGGGTCTCGACGGCCGTCAGGTCGAGCTTCTGGCCCCACGGCACATAAGTCTCGACGTCGGTCACCAGCGACAGGCCGGTTTCGCCGGGCCAGATCGACTGATGGTAATTGTCCGAGAGGCGCTTGCCCTCCTCGGTCTGGAACATCCGCTCGCCGACGCCGGTCACGCTGTATTCGAGGCTACGGGTATTCTTGCCCCATTTGATGATCGGCACGTCCAACTCGCCGGTCTGCAGGGCATAGGTGCCGATGCAGAGGCCCGTGGCGATGTCTAGCACGCCCATCGACACGGTCACCTGCGAGCCTTGGACGTTCGGCTGCACGAAGCCTGCCAGCGCTGCTGTCGACGACGGCAACAGCGTGATCGTCACCGCCTTGGACTTGTCGCCGACGGCATCTCCGAGGCCCTTGATGCTGTCGAGCACGCCATAGGTCTCGTCGCGGCCGACGAAGAGGCGGTTGTCGATCTGCACCTGACCAGATCCGTCGAGCAGGAATAGGTCGTAATCGGGCAGGTTGATCTCGACCATGCCGAACAGCAGCGGTCGCTCGCCTCGGAGGGCCGAGGCGACTGCGGGTGACAGTTGGGCCATTTTTCACTATGCCTTCTCCGCCTGCCGTGCAGCGGGACCGTGCAATTGTTGATTGTAGCTCAGAGCCTAGAGCGTCGCTTGAGACACAGCGAAGGTCGGGGGTGGCGGCAATTCCCTCAGTCCAGCCGAAGAGGTGAAAGACGGTTCGGGACGAGCACGGCAGGCGACACCGCTATTCGTCTTCGGTGATCGTGATCGTGCCAAAGTCGCTGTAGGGCGCGGTCAGTCGATCCCACGCGACTTCGTTGCCGGAGAGGCTCCCTTGGATCATCGGCTTGCCGAAATTGCACGGGTCGCCATCAGCCGGCAGTCGCCTGATCATAGGGAAGATAGGTAGTTCGGCCGCTGAGCCCGTCGCGTCGAGAATAGTCTGAGCCGAAGCGAAATAGAGGTAATATCGCCCATTGATGAAAGGGCTGAAGGCCTGCCCCTCCTTGATCGCATAGTACGGCGTGCCGCCTTTGATCTTGAGTGTCATGCCCGACTGCCCGCCGCCATCGACCACGATCGCACCCGGCGCGCCGACCTTGAAGCCATCCTGTCCGAAAGGCAGCAACGCGCCGAACAGCTTCGCCATTCGCAGGCGCGACGCCCAGATGCGGCCGAGCGGCTCGGTCGACATCTGCGGAAGGGTGAAGTCGAGCGAGTGTCGCGTGCCGAGCCGCATCAACGTCTGTACAGGGCCGCCAAGCGCAGGGGTGAGCGGGCCACCCCAGTCCAGCATATGCGGCTTGTCCGTCTTCAGCGACGGCTTGGATGGCAGCAGGATCGGGCCGGTCATGTCGGCGTCCTCGCGGCTAGTACGAACTGCAACTCATGGCGCGCCCCGAGCCGCTTCACCGTTTGTACGGGGCCACCGAGAGGCGGCTTGGTGAACTGCGGTAGCGGGCGGATCACTGCGGGATCGCCGAATAGGCGTCGTCGTGGCGGTCCTCGGCCGCCTGGCGCGCACCGCCGATCACTGCAGCTTGTGCCATCGGTGACGCAATGCGGGTGACCGCGACATCGAAGTAGGGCGACGGGCTAACCTTCACATGCAGGCCGTCTCCGGCTGGTGCAGCCGGCGCGCGCGAGATGGAGGCGGCACTCGGCAGCTTTGGCATCGACAGGTGCGGCGACACGAGACCACCGTCGGAGAGCTTCGGGAAGGTGCCACGGTTCATGGCGTCGATCGCCGGCCAGTACGCCTTGACCGCGCGCTCGTTGACGATGCCCTCGCCGTTGGAGATCATGATGGGCTTCTTCCCCCCGACTAGAGCGAGGATGCTGTCCGATCGGCCAGTGCCCGGTCCACGGATGATCCCGCCGAGGACCGATGGGCTGGCGCCGGAAGCGAAACCGGGCAGGCCGCCGTCGGCGAAGCCGAGCACGGACTTTCCGCCGCCCACGCTACCGCCTTCCTTCAAACCGAGCAGCGCGAAGATCGCCTTTTCCGCCACCACGCGGGCGAGGTCGGCGATGATCGATGTCACCATTTTCTTGAAGGCGGAAGAGACCGATTCCGTGCCGTCGATGATGCCCGTCAGGCCGTCCTCGAAGCTCTTGAGGCCGCCCACGGCGACGCCTTGTAGTGCGTCGCTAGTGTCGCCAACGCTCTGGCTCAGTTGATCCTTATAGGACTGGAGCGGAGAGGCGTACTGCTTGCCGAGGGCGGAGTTTTGTTTGGCCTCACGCTGATCGATCGATTGCAACGCGATGCCCGCTTTTTTCGCGGCCTCAGGGTTGGACTTGGCGTTGGCAACATCTCGGTTCAGCTGGTCGCGGTAAGCCTGTTGCTCGGCGGCCAATATCTGCTTTTCTACGGCCAGTCGCGCGACGCGCGTTGGAGCAATCTGCGCATCCAATCGAGCGAGATCCTGCCGCGCGTTGAGAGCGGCGACACCAAGATCATATTGCTCGTTCGTATTGTCGGTGTCGCGCTTAAGAGTAGCGCCCTGCTCTTGCAGCTGTTCGGTGAGATATAGGATGGCGACGAGCTGATTGCCCTCGGCAGCTGTACGCTTTCCTGCGGCCACCTCATCTTCGATACCGGCCGATCGCTGGATGAAGTCGTCCTGCGCCTTGCCGGTATCGGTCGCATATCGTTGATCAGGCGTCTGTGGCAGCTTTGCCTGCTCCGAGGCGTAGCCGTCCAGCGCCGCCCGAAGCTCGTTCTGGAACGAATTGTCATTATTGGCCGCGCTGCGCTCGGCGGTCTGCTGCCGGCGTGCCAGCGTGTCAGCAGACGGTCCCTTCCGCCCGAAGCCGACATGGTAATGATTGCCTTCGTCCAGCGCCTCGGTGAGATGGACGCCGGCATCCTCGAACGCCTTCTTGAGCGATGCGAGCGAGACTCCGGCCGTCTTCGCGACATCAAGCGCCTGGCCGGTCTCATGCAGGCTCGTGCCGGGCTTCGCGGCCAGCGATCCTGTGCCAGCCTTGTAGCGATCGTAGAGGACGGACTGTTCGGCGGTGCTGCGCTGGGCGCTGGTTACGCGCCCGCCAATGCTGTGGACGATGTCTTCGGCCTGCGAAAGATCGATCTGGCGACCGACCTGTCGGCCCGAAGTCGCCTCTTTCTGGGCGGCTTCGAGCCGCTTTACCGCCGCGGTCGCCGCGTCGAGCTCGGCGCCCCACTTCTTCACAGCCGCCTGCTGTGCCGGGCTATACGGCGTCTTATCGAGGTCGGCCTTCTGGTCGGTGAGCTCGCGCACCTTGATCTGCGCGCGTTCGAGCGGCGTGCTGGCGTTCTTCTCCTCGATCGACCGCTGGACGCCTTCGGTCGTCAGGACCGTGCCGCCGCGAAGGGCGGTAGCAACCTCGGAGGCCTTGCCCTTCAGCGTTTCCGCCTGCTTAGCTGCCTCGACGGACTGGCCAGCGAGGTGGTTGACCTCATCCGCCAGCGCCCGGAGCGCCACCTTATCGTTGCCTGACGCCTGCTTTGCGAGGGCGTCGAGATTGTCGCGCAGCTTGACGACATTCCCATTGGCGCTGTCGACGGCCTTCTGGACGGCGGGATTGGACACGCTTGCGGCATCGAGGCCGGCGACCCCGGCCTGCTGAGTTGCTGAGCCGTAGAGCTGCGGGTTCGCCACGGCGCGGGCGCGATCGAAAGCCTGACTGGCGAAGCCTCGTGCGGCGGACTCCTGCTTCTGGATGTCCGGGGCCTTCTCCTGCAGCGCTATCGCGCTCAAGAGCCGATTGCGCTCGACCAGTTTGCCGTTCGCCTTGTCGATCGCATCGGCGAAGCTATCCTGATCCTTCGCATACTGCTTCTCGGCCGAGCCGGCGTCGTTGACGGCGTCCTTGGTCTCGAAGAGATTGGCGATCAGCGGCGCGAGCAGGGACGTGCCGAGCGTGATCGCCAACCCCCACGGGCCGCCCATGAACTTGGCGAAGGTGCCCACCGCGCCCTCGGTCGCGCCCGTCTCCATCGCGAAGAACTGCATTGCCTCGGTGACGCGCGGGATCTCAAGCGCGAAGGCGCGGATGGGCGATTGCCCGGCTGTGATCGAGTCGGAAAATGACCGGACGACGTGTTCGGCGATCAGGCCTGACGCGCCCATGCGGGTATGCGCGCCGGCAACCTCGTCGAGATCGTTCGCCGCGATCCCGCTCTCAGCGGCGAGACGTTGAAGGCCGAGGACAGCCTCCTTCGAAGCGAGCGCCGCATTCTCGGCCGAAACGGCCTGCGCCTCCAGCGACACCGCAAGCGATCGAGCGCCGGCCGATGCTTCCTGCCCACTGTCTACAAGGCGCGCCTGCGCATCGGACAACGTGCGAAGATACGTCGCCGCCGCCTGTGCCTGCTCGGCCTCCTGCTTTGCGGCGGACAGGTTGATGACGATGCCCTGGGCGCTAGGCGTTGGCGCCCGCAAGGCCGCCTGCGCCGTCGCCCTGATATTCGCGAAAGAGCGAGAATATGCATCCTCCATCGCCTTCGCCTGATCGGCAACGGTGCCGCCCATCTTCTCGAACGATGCGCGAAAGGTGGCCTGCACGCCGTCCGCGGTATCCCCGAGTTCGAGGAGCGCGGACTTGCCGGCCTTGGTTGCGATCGTGAGGTCGCTCGCGCTGCCGCCGATCTGGACGAACAGGTTGCGCGTGGTGCTTGGGGGCATTGGCACCTCGTTGACGCAAGAGTAGCGTCCAGCCTCTCTAAGGGAGGGCCGAACGTGAAAATGATTGTGGGTGCCGTCGTCTTGATGTCTGCTTCGTGCGCGTCAGCTCGAACTCACGCCGAGCCAGCGCCGATGCAGTCACCGTTCAGTTTGGCAGACGTGGCATGGGCAGCGAAAGGAGGGGCGGCCTCCATAAGCGGAAGCGCGCTTATGCGGACGGTGGGGGGCGACGCAAAGACTTGCGCGGGGCAGCAGGTGAATCTGATTCCGCAATCTGCTTACGCTCGTGAACGCATGACGCGCATGTTCGCCGACGCGGACCAAAAAGGTTACACGCCGGCAATCAGAATGCCGAAGCTTCCGGAGAGGGACCCGGATTTTGCAGCATCGGTGAAGCAGTCCGTTTGCGACGCCCAAGGGGCATTCACCTTCGACCATCTGGCGGCAGGCCAGTATTACCTGACGGCTGAGGTTACTTGGGGCATCCCTCACGGATACATAACCAGTGTTGAGGGTGGTATTTTGATGCAGCCCGTCACGGTCGCTGACGGCGAGGCCAAGCGGGTTATCCTTAGCCCATGACCACGATCAACGCTTATTCGCCTCTTTCCGAGCATCAACCATCGCCCAAAACTCGTGCGGCGTGGCGGTCCAGAATTGCTGGGCGGACCAGCCGAAGGCGTCCAGGGCCACGCCCATGAGGCGACGATAGGGCCGGACTACGCCGGAACTATCGCCGCTTTCGCTTCCCCCGTTGCGGTCCGGCCGCCTCCGACCGCTTCGCCCAGGCATAGCGTCAGCCGGATCACGACGCTGATAAGGCCCTGCTCGTAGATCAATTCGCCGATGCGTTCCGCAGAGACGGCCGCCGTCAGCGGATCAGACGCGCCTGCCTTGATCAGCGCGGTTGCCACCTTCGCCGCCTCGCTGAGCTTCAGGCCGTGCCGATCCGCGCGCCGGGTGAGATCGACCAGCGAGAGCCCGGTCCCATCCTCCATCTCGACGATCGCATCATAGGTAGGGCGCAGCTTGTAAGTCTTCCCGCCGAGATCGAGCGTGTGCTCGCCCCGATAGGCGTTCGCCACGGCCGGCGCTTCGGGCGTCTCAGCCTTCGGCGCCGGCTCGCTGCGCGCGCGCGACTTGCGGGGCATGGATGGCTTCCGCGCCATTACGCAGCCACGGCCATCAGGTTATTGACCGTCGGCACGGCCGTTGCGCTTGCGTCGAACGAGAACGAGACGGCATCTCCGTTCGGTGCCGAGATCGAGAAGTTGCCGATACCGACCTGGCCCTGATACTTGACCACGGCGCCCTTCTTGATCTGCATATCGATCAGCGGCGGAGACGCCTGCGACGCGGTGTAGCCGAGGCTCATGCCAGCGTCCGGCACCTTCAGCTTGCCGGTGACGGTGAAGTCATAGGTGGACTGGCCGAAGCCCTGAGCCTTCAGCTGACCATCGCCCTTCGTGCTGAGGTCGATCTTGTCGGTCGCCGTCTTCCAGTCGAAGCTGCCTTCGCCGCCGAGCGGGGTGAACGTCTCCGGATCACCAGCGGTGCCGAAGTTGATCGTCCAGTCCTTGCCATATTCCGTGCCTGCCATTTGAACTTCTCCATAGAAAAAGCCCGGCGGAAACCGGACTACACGCGCAAAAAAGTGGGATTGTCGACCGGATCAGGCCGGCTCGACTTGAACCTCGTACTGGTGGATGCCGACACGGGTGACGCCGTCGTCCATCGTCGCCGTGTCGCCATTCAGCCACGTCGGCGTCGTGGGGAAGTTCACGCCGTCTGCGGCGATCTCTTTGTTGTCTAGCGCCTGCCTGACCTTCCACATGATCGCGAGCAGCCCACTCCGATCCGGGCCGCGATAGGTCACCTGCACGTCGATCGTCAGCTTGTCGGCGGTCTCGCCTTTTCCGCCCGCTGGCGAGCCATCGAGATCCCCGATCAGCACCACGGGCAGCGGCGTGTTCTCATCGACGCTTTGCCGAACCAGCGCGATGTCAGGCGTGATCACGGCGGCCAGCGCGTCATAGAGCGCGTTGCGTGCCGCCTGCCATAGATCGGGAATGTCGGGATCGTCCGCCACCGCCTATTCCTTCATCTTGGACTGAACAGCGTCGGCGATTGCCTCGACGCCTGCGATCGAGGCGGCCTCGGTAGCCGGCGTGTTGACGAATGGACGGGGCGCCAGCGGGGTGACGGTCAGCTTGTAGGACTTGACGATGTCGCCAGCGATCTTGCGACCGCGAGAGGTCCGCAGGCGTCCACCGACACGACGCCGACGCTGGACGAGGACCGTTTGTCCCTTACGGCCGCCTTCCACGATCCGCCCGTAAAAGCGCGAATCGCGACCATTGTGCGAGTTGGCGCCGAGCAAGCCGACACGCACCTTGAGCCCGTCATCAAGCGATTGCACGGACAGCCCGCCCTGCAGGTTGCCCGTCCGAACAGCGACCGCGCCCTGTTCCAGCGCAAGAATCTTCGCACCCACTTCCGGCAGTTGCTCCTTGATCGCCTCTTCGGCCGATGTCGGTAGGGTATCGAACAGCCTGGTCAGTTCGGACATGCCTCGAAGGGTGTCGCGCGCCATCAGCTCGTCTTCTGCGCGCCGTTGGTCTCGGCGATGATCACGATCTGCTCTCGATCGCCGTTGGGGTCGAACGGCGGCTTGATGTTCAGGTCGATGCCACCGGGTCCACCGAGACGGATCTGATCGTCATCAAGCAGGTCACCGCGCCACCGCATTCGGATGCGGTAAACCGCCGTACCCTCCAGCACCTTTGCGATGACGCCTTCGCGGCTGCTCTGGCCGATCACCTCGGCCCAGGGCGTGGTGATGACCGCCCATCCCGTATTTTTCGGCTCGCCACGATCCAGCGTGTGCGTCGCGCGCATAATTTCGATCTTCGTGCGAAGAACGCCGGAGGTGAGGCGGTCCATTGTCAGACGCTCCGCTTCCGCCAGCGGCGCAGCAGCAGCTGGACGCCGGTGGGCAATTCAACTGCGGCTGCCGAACGGCCGACGACGTCCGCCTCGCGGTTCACGTACCATGTGCCGATCAGCAGGTGCATCGCGCGCTTCACAACCGCCGGCACGTCGTCCGGACTGGCGAAACCGGCAGATACGTCGATCTCGATCGGCAGCGTCGGGCGACGTCCGATCGAGAAGGGCAAGACGCCGACGCCCCAGCCGTAGGCGACCGGCAGGATGCGGCCCGGACGGGCCGTGAAGCTGGTAAGCCACGATCCAGCGACGAGTGGCGTCATCACGCCGCTGAGCGGATAGCGGATAGCGGTCACATCGCTCACCGGCCACGAGGACAGGGTGAGGGACCGCCCCAGTTCCGGGGCCGTCTCGGTGATATTGCGCGGCGTGAGAACGAGACCGGTGTAATTCTCGACGTGCTCGCGCGCGGCGACGATCAGGTCTGTGATGAAGTTGTCATCGTCGGACGTATCGACGCGGAGATTCTGTTTTGCCTGATCGAGGGTGAGAGGCTCGGCCATCAATCACCTCGCGAAAAATGGGGCCGCCCGTGAGAGCGGCCCCGAGGTTGCCCTGGGGAGAGGGTCAGGGAAGATTAGGACTTCGTCTTCTTCGAAGCGGCCTCGAGTTGCTCGGCCGCGATCTCGGCGCCGGTCTTCGTCGGATCGTTGAAGTCGATCCGGTTCATGTCGGCGGTCGTGTTCTTGCGCGGGTCGTTGTCGACGGCGGGATGGTCCGGATCGACATCGGGAACGACCTGATGCGGAGCGCCGGAGGGGCTGAAGGTGGTCGCGGGCTCCACGCCCGAGGCCTGATCGGAGGTGTCGCCAGCGGTCTTCGCGGCGATGTCAGCAGTCGTCTCGGCCATGGTGATGTCTCCTGTCATGGCGGGGAGGAAGGATGCGGCCGGACCAAAGCCCGGCCGCGCAGGATCAGGCGCCGATCACCAGCGCCTTCATGGCATCCGGGTTCTTGACGCCGCCGCCGACACGCTTCGTGCAATAGAAGCAGATATACGGCTTGTTCGTGTACGGATCGCGAAGCACCCGGAAGCCGATGCGGTCGACCACGAGGTAGGTCTCACGCATGTCGCCGAACAGGATCGGGATCGCGCCGGCACCGATGACCGGCATGTCCGGCACATCGACGATCGGAGCGCCGAGCAGGGTGCTGGGCTGCCCGACCTGATAGCTCGGCTGCCAAAGGTAACGCTTCTGCGTGTCCTGAAGCAGGCGAACCGCCGCCAGCGAGGTCCGGTTCATGAACCACTTGGCGTTGGGCGAGTACATCGCCGGCAGGTCATAGACGATGTTGGAGACCTGATCGGCCGTCAGCGCCGTCGCATTGCCGCTGTTGCGGGTCTGAATGGCGCCCCAAGGGTGGCGGGCCGCCTGGGCAGCGCCCGTCACATAGGCGAGGACGCCGAACGGCTTGTTCGTGCCGTCGCCAGCAACGAAGGCGATGCCCTCCTGACGCGAGAACTCAATGTCGATCTCGTTGGTCAGCCAGTTCTCCATGTCCACTTCGCTGTCGTCGAGCAGATCCTGCGATGCTGCGGCGTTCGCGTAGATCTCGCCCGGCACGAACGGCAGCGCCGTGAACTGCGGCGTCGAGGTGGCGGGCCGCGACGCGGTTTCGCCAACCCAGCCGGAGCCGATCGAGCGATCGGTAAACAGCTTGATGAAGCCGGCCTTGCTGATCGACTGGACGGTCGCCTCGGCGCGGATCGGCGAGATCAGCTTGAGACGGCCGGACACGGTGCGATCCCACTCGATCGGTGCGGTGAGACCACCGTCGGCAGCCGAGCCCTCCGACATGGCGGCGCGCACGCCGACCTTCTGCTCAGACTTGAGCTTGTCCTCCTGCTCGCGGCTGCCCTCACGGATGAAGGAGCCGAAGAGTTTGGAATATTCCGCGTCGGGAACCTCGCGACCGGCCGGTCCCGACAGCTTCGCCGCCGCGGCAGTCTTCGCCGCCTCGTTCAAAGCCGCCTCAAGATCGGTAAGCGTGGTGTCGATCTTGCCCAGGCGCTCGTTGAGAACGACATCGTCGGCCTTCGACTTCAGCTGCTCGGCATGGGTCGCCTTGAACTCGTCGAACGCGGCATTGAACTGAGCGAACATCGCCTTGACGTCGCTGGGCACCTCGGCACGGACGCCTGCGGCGACGATGCTGCGCGGCATGGCAGGCACGGTCAGATGCGTCCGGGCCTCCGACGTCGGTGCGACCTCGAACATCGAAAGATCGATCTTTCGCAGATCGGTCGTGGGCAGGTTGAGCATCTGCGGTTCGCGCGGCCCGAAAAGGCCGCGGAAAGGATGGGCGAGCACGGTCGCCACCGCCCCGAGGGCGGCGAAATTCATCTTCTTCATGGTAGTCGACTCCTATGAGCGCATCTTCGCAAGCAGGTCGGCGAACCCGTCCTGCAGTTCGGTGTCGGCAGCGCCCGGCGTGTCGACGGCATCTTGGGCAGCGCCTGGCGTGCCCTTGATCTTCTGGATTTTGGCGCGAGCCTCGGTGCGGGTCAGGCCCGCCGAGACAAGCTGAAGCTCCATGGCGCGAAGCTCGTTGATCGAACGATCGGCAGCCTTCGTCTGCTCGTCGCGCGTGGTTTGATCGGACGGCAACAGCGCATCCGCAAAGCCACGATCGATCGCCATCGCGCCGGACATGAAGGTCTCGTCGTCCATCCACTTCTGAATGTCGGCGAGCGGCTTGCCGGACTGCTTCGCGTAAACCTGCGCCATGGCGAGATCGAAAGGCTCGAGGAAGGCCGCGACCTCCGCAAAGTCGTGCCGGTTTCCGACCGCGCCACACCAGCAATTGTGGATCATGACGAAGGCAGAAGAGCCGATCTCGATCGTGTTGCCGGCCATGGCGATAACCGAGGCGGCAGAGGCCGCCATGCCCATGATCTTGACCGTGATCGCCTGGGGATGCTCCCGCAGGACGTTGTAAATCGCGAAGCCCTCGAACACGTCCCCGCCCGACGAGTTGATCTGCACTTCGACAGGACGATCGCCGATCGCGCGCAGCTGGGCGGAGACGCCCTTGGCGGTGACGCCGCCGCCGGTCCAGAAGTCCTCGCCGATGTCTTCGAGCATCGTGATGACGTTGTCACCGGAAGCGAGGGCGGACGGACGAATGCCGGCCGCCACCTCGCCCCAGCGCTCGACGATGCTCGGCTTCGTGAAAGCCGAGACGCGCCGATCGGCGGGCACGGGAAGAGCATCCCCGCGCTCGCGGCCGTTGATCCGGCCAGCAATGGCGCGGGGAAGTGGGGCGTTACCCTTAGCGCCGGGCTTGCCGGGCAAAGGGCGACCTTCCAGAGACTTTGCGGTGCCGGGGCGCGGCGTCGTGGGCGACTTATCCATTGGCTGGTCCATCCTTTGGGGGCGGTGTGTCGACGGCCTTGCTCGCCATCCGGGCCGGCAGCTTGTCGCCACCAGCGATCTTGTTCTGGTCGAAGTTCTGGCGGACCTCATCGGGCGTCATCCACGCCTGAGAGCCGCCCGAGCCGAGCGCTTTGGCGAAGAAGTCCGCCTGATCCTTCAGCGACCCGCGCAGCAGCGCACCGTCGTTGAACTTGGCGAAGATCGTGCCGACCTCAGACGGGTCTAGGCAGCGCTCAATCGCCTGCTCCCATGCGACGAACCACGCCAAAAGGCAGTATGTGACGAAGAATTGCCCAAGCACCTCGACGCCGGTGCCCCAATTGGTGGTGTCGAGGTTGAGAAGCGGCCTCGGGACGCCGGTGAAACGCGAAAGGTCCTCATCCTGATACTTGCGCGTTTCGAGGTGCTGTGAATCCTTCGGATTTGCGGTCGAGGGGACGTATTTCAGGCCCTCTTCGAGGATCAGGAACTTCGACGCATTGCCGGCGCCCGAATAACGCTCCTCCAAGCTGTCCCGGAGGTGCTGGATCGCCTCTTCGCCGAGCGACTGGTCCGTTTGCAGCGAACCGCCGGCCATCATACCGTTCTTGAACAGCCGGGCCGCCGCGCGTTCCGCCTGAACAGCGATGCCGAGCGCCTGCGTCGCGACATCCAGCAGGCCGATACCGCGCAGTCCGTCGCAGCTGATCATCGCGCGGAAATGGAAGACGTCACGCGCTTGAAGAATTACCTCACCGCCGCTCGGACGCTGGTATCGGAAGGTCAGTTTGAAGTCATCAGAGAGTAGAGGCGTTACCGAACCACGCTTTAGCGGGACAAGCGCAATGATTTTGTTGCGAAAACCGCGAATTACGAGCGCATAAGCGTTGCCATCCAGAAGTGCAGACGCCTGCATGTGGCTCTTGAACTCAAGCGGCGTCTGATAGTCGTTCGGCTTCGTCTTCAGGACCGTGTAGAGCGGATGATCCTTCGCCTCCTCGGTGTCGCCGCCATCGATATTGCGCATCACATGGATGGGCAGCATCCCGATCGCCGAGGCGATCAGATTGACCGCACGGAAGAACGTGCTGTTCCGAAGCGCCAACTTCTCGCCGACGTGGACGCCGGCCGCCGATTCCCTGCTGCCGCCGAGGAACACGGCCAGCCGGGGATCGCTCATGTCCTCGAAGACGTAGCCTTCGCTCAGCGGGTTCGGTTCGTAAGCCCAATCCGCGTGCAGCGCCGGGCCGCCATTGTGACCGATCGGCGCGGCCGTTGTGGTTCCGGAAGAGGTTGAACGGCGATAGCCGGCCGCGCGGCGATAATCGTCGGGAGTCGCCATATCCTCTCCCTCAGATCATCAGTGCGCCGCGCGAGGCATAAACCGACTTCTTCTTCGGTTTCTCGGCAGCGGTTGCGGCGCCGACGCCCATCGCGATCGTCACCACGCCATCGATGCGACCGCGCGAGCGGGCCTTGTCGAAACACCGGTTGCCCTGGCCGTCAGCATCGATCGTGGCATTGGCGGCGCAGCTGTAGGTCACGGGCGAGGCGTCGATGGTGATCCGCCCCTCAAGGATGCGGTCCTCGGTCTTCGTGATGCTGTGCGGCATGCACAGCTGCTTATCTTCGAACATCACCCGCTTGCCCTGGGCGTGGCTGATGATCTTCAGCCCGCGACCTTCTGGCTTGCCCGGCCCCTCCCATCGCCAGACGGAGAGGCCGATCACCTCGCACGCGTCGATGAACGAAGCGATGAAGGCGGGGTCGACGATCAGGGCTTGCACGTCGCCGTCAGCGACGCGCTGCGCGACCTGCATGGCGACATACGTGAAGTCGATCGTCGAGCCCGGCGTCGCGGTCAGGTAGCCGTCCGCAACCCATTCGACATACGGAGCCTGATCGGCTTTCGCTCGATCCTCAAGCCCTTCCTTCGTCGTCCAGTACCAGCTCTTCGACCAGAGCTTGTTTTCGGCCGGATCGTCCCACGTCTCGGTGAGGGCGGTGAGATCGTTCTTGCGTGACAGATCGAGCGACAGCCAGGACTTCAGCTTACGGAGCGACTTCTCGTCGACCTCGCCCTGCACCGCCGCCCATTTCTCTTCGTCGATCCAGAAGTCGGCCGCCCCGGTCGGGATACCGAAATAGAGGCGCTTGACCGATGAGGTGGTCGACACGCGAAGCGCGGCGGACGCCACCGTCTCGCGCACGTTGTCGATCGGATAGGTCTGGCCGAGCGCGGGCAGGGCCTTTGCCCAACACGCCTCGTTCTTGAAGACGTCCTCGCGGTCGGCTTTATCGACGCGCGCAATGAAGCCGAACGACGCATCGTCACGGGCCTCGCCCTTCACGATCTGCTGGAACATCTCCGAATAGGAGGTGCCGACATGCTGCGATGTCGCAGGCGTGTTCGTACCCAGGATCATCATCGCGTTGCCGGCGATCTTGTCGATCGCGCGCTGCCAGATCTCTATCGAGTGATCCGACTTGAACTCGTGTATCTCGTCCGCGACGACGAGGGCTGGGCGTGGACCAGACTGGTTGTCACCGCCGGCGAGCGTGCGAAAGAATGATTGCGAGCCGGGGTGCTCGATCTTCCAAGCGTTGTCGCCTTCGCCACGGATGATGACCTCGCCGCGCGATTCGAGCGTGTCTCCCTCATCTTCGTCCGGGATCTGGCCCCGGCACATGGCGACGGCATCGCGGAAAAGGACGTTGGCGGTCGCCTTGTCCTGCCCGATCGCAAACACCTGGGCGCGGGGAATGCCGCACCATCCCATAACGTAGACGCCGAGCGCGCCCATCAGCGGCGACTTCGCCTGCCCCTTCCCGGTTTCCAGCCATGCTCGGCGGAATCGCCAGCGCCCCGCCTCGTTCAGCCATCCGAACAGCGACCCGATGACGAAGGTGTGCCACTCGAGCGGGTGAAACGGCTCGCCGGCCGCAGGGCCATCGGTGACCGGGAACACGGCAGGCAGGAAGCCAAGCGCGTGAGCCGCCGCTTCCGGTCGCCATTGCAGACCGCGACGCGGGCCGTCACGAAGATCGCGCAGGTGCCGTTCAGCCTGGTGCCGCACGAGCTCGCCGACGACCAACTTCCCGTCGACCGCCGCGTGCGCCCACGCGGTCGTAGGATCATCGGCGGAGAGGAACCTATTTGCCAACAGGCTTCAGGTACGCTGCCGCACCTGTCGTCTTCCGGGCCTTGCGTTCGACCTTCGCGCCAGCGCCACGATCGCGCGGGGAGATGCACAATTCCTTTTCGAGGGCGGCGGCCTGCGACGACGCGTTCGACATCGTGGTCCACCAAGGGTTGTAGGTCGGAACGCCGGTCTTCTTCGCCTTCATGACCGGGCCGGAGCGGAGTACCTCCTTCGCCGAGATGTCGAAGGTGACGTAGGCGACGACCAGGCGCTTGATCGAGTGCGCGTTCGCCGTCGCCAGCTTCTCGACGCCGCGCAATTCGCTGATCAGCGTTCGCCAATATTCTGCGGCTGCGTCACGATCGGCCTTGCGTCCGAAGATCAGCCGCCAGTTGGGTTCGGGAGGCACGCCAAGGCCGCCATCGATCACGTCCATGGCGACCTCCGGGAAGGAAACCCTCCCCCCTCAAAAACAGCTTGTAGTGCGCACGGCGGGTCGATGCGG